AAACCATAGGTTATGAAAAAGAAAAAACCATAGGTTATGAAAATATAGAAACCAAAACAAAACCTAATGAAAATGTAAATGTTAATGTAAATGAAAATGTAAATGCTAATGCTAATGTAAATGTTGAGGTTATGAAAATAACAAAATGCTATGAAGAAAATATTGGGATGCTAACACCAGCAACAGCAGAAGTTTTATTTGCATATTTAGATGATTTAACAGCAGATATGATTGTAAAAGCAATAAAAATAGCAAATAACAATAACAAAAAATCCACAAATTACATTGATGGCATTCTAAAAGACTGGGTAAGAAAAGGTTACAAAACATTGTCAGACACGCAAAAGGAACAGCAAGAAAGAAACAGAGCCGTTGTGGAAACTGATGAGGAAAGAAAAGCAAGGATTTTAAAAGAAATGGAGGAATATCAGAAAAATGACAATGCAAGAGTTTATTGATGTGACAGATGACATTGAGAAGTTTTATGGAAAATCTATTAACTCTTATGAGCGAAGTATATGGTTTGATGAATTAGGCAAAATGAAGGCTGATAAGTACAGAAAAATTGTTAGACAATGTTTCAGAACTGAAAAATATATGCCAAAATTAGCTGATATTCTGAAAATAAAAAAAGAATTGCCTAACGAAAGAGTTGAATGGATACCAGTTGAATGTGAGAAATGTAACTCAACAGGAATGATAAGCTATCATAAACGAGATCAGTTGAATGAGATAAATTACTTGTATGTGTGCAGATGTAATTGTGAAAATGGAGAGAGATTAAGCAAAAATATTCCTAGAGTTGATGAGATAAAAATTTTAGTTTAAGGAGGTACTTATGATAACAGCAGAAACAAGACAGTTGAGCTTTGAAGATATAAAAGTCAAAAAGCAGATTAGATATAATCAAATTTTAGATAGATTAGACAAGCCTAAAACTGCAAAAGAAATAGCAGTAGAATTGTTTGAACTAGGATTGATACCTAGCACAGAAAGAAACTACACAGCACCTAGATTGACTGAACTAGTAGATATGCATAAAGTTAAAGTCGTAGGCAAAAAGAAATGTGATTATACAGGGAAACAAGTGGCTATCTATGAGAAGGTGGAGCAATGAATAGTTGTGAAGTGTTTGATAGAAAAAGATGTTTTGGATGTGTTGGACTAGATCCAAAATACGACATTGATAATATTAAAAAGCAATGCGAAACTTATCAAGAAGAAATGAAATATGAAAAAGGGGAACAAATGAAGTTATGAAATACATATTTGAAATTAACGAGAGAGCGATTGGAAAGCAAAGACCATGTTATAGCAGTAAGACTAGAAGAATGTATACTCCTGAAGCTACTAGAAGTTTTGAAGAAAAGGTAAAGTGGAGTTTTATGTGCAAGTACAATATTTCAATGAGATTAAGTGAAAAGCCATTTAAGGCGAAAATAACAGCAATATTTAAGCCAGCAGACAGTTTAAGCAAAAAGAAAAAAGAAGAATTGATAAGTAGTGTTGATTATACTCATAAGCCCGATGCTGATAACATTGCAAAAATAATACTTGATAGCTTGAATGGACTGGCTTATAAAGATGATAGTCAAGTAACAGCATTATTAGTTTTTAAAGATTATGGAGAGGAAAATAAGATTATTGTTGAGTTAGAAGAAATCGAGGAGGCAAAAGATGATATGTCAAGATTGTAAAAAGTGGGGCAGTTGTAAAAAGGCAGAAAAAGTGTGTGAAGATTTTGAAAAAATGCATAGAACTATAACAAAGTTAGATAAAGCAGAGAATGGAGTTTATGAGTTTAGTAAATTGGAGGTAGAAGATGGAAGAAATTGAAGTTGGAGAATATGTAAGATTAAACGATGGAATAATTTTAAAATATGGAGAAAAATCAAGCACTATAATTGAAAATAATATATATACAGATTATTCTGGAGAATATGAATGGAGTTCAGAAGTAGTCAAACACAGTCCAAATATAATTGATTTAATAGAAGAAGGCGATTATGTGAATGGAGAACAAGTAACTGATATTTGGGATAGTAGAGTAAGTAGCGTTAAAAGCAATTTTAATGAAGAGGATATTAAATCAATATGTACAAAAGAGCGATTTGAAAATATAAGTTATAAAGTGGAGGGTTAGAAAGATGATAGTAATAGATAATGAATATGTAATAAATGCAAATGAGAGTTGCTATACTCTTGAAAGAAAAAGTACCGTACAAGACACTGAGAGCAAAAATTACGGTAAAGAAACAAAAATAGTAGAAGGTTATTATACAAGCATAGAAAGTACTTTAAATGGATATATGAAAGCTAAGACAAGAAAATATATATCTAGTGAGAATGAAAATAGTTTGAAAGAATTGTTTGAAGAAATAAAAAAGATGGAAAATTATTTGAAAGAGAAATTTGGAGAGGTGTAGGTTATGAGTGATTTAGATAAAGAAGAATTAGAAGCTACAAGGAAAATGCAGAGCTCTGCAGAAACTGCAGAGAAGACTGCAGATGAGATGTTTGAAGAGTTAGGATATAAAAAAAGGACAGAGGAAAGATATAGAACGAATTATATAAGGAAAATCAAATGAAGAATTATATATGAATTGGTGGAGGTATGGTTTGTATGAGTGAAAGTGAAGAATATCAACTTATAGGCAAAAGAGTAATAACTTATGATGGACATATAGGAACAGTAATAAAAAGATTTAAACCAACAAGCAGAAATATGTCAGTACATATAAAACAAGATGATGGACGAATTTGGGTTTGTCCAGAGACAGATATTGTGGATTTAGGAGGTTTATATGAGTGAAGAAGAAATTTTAAATAAGTTAAGAAAGATGTTATATTATACACAGAAAGCAAATGAATGTGGACTATCTAACAATGATTTTAAAGAACATATAGAAGCATTAGAAGGCATTTTAGATTTATACAATAAAGAAAAAGCAAAGAATAAAATATTGGAATTAGCGAAAATACCATATTTAGAAGGCGAGATAATGGCTTATAAGGAATTTTTTGTTAGCAAAGATAAAATAAGAGAACAGATAAAACAGATTAAAAGTGAAGAAGCAAATATTTATTTTAAAGAACATGTTGTGTATTTTTTACAAGAATTATTGGAGGAAGAATAGATGGAATTAAAAGAAGCTATAAAAATATTAGAAGAATTTTTATTAATATTAGGAAGTGAGTATTGTTATATTGATAATAGAGATACAACAAAGGAAGAACAAGCAATGGAAACAGTTTTAAAATACATCAAAGAAGAAAGCATACCTAGAGCAAAAATAAGAGATGTACAAAGACTTATAGAATTTGGTTTGCAACAAGAATATAAAGAATTTGAAAAAAACTCAACATGGTTAACTTTACAAAGTTTATTAAACAAAGGAGAATAACTAATATGCTATTCATATTAATATTTATAGTATTTTTATTTATATTTTTTATAGCAATATTTGGAGATTACGAAAATAAAGAGCTAGAAAAAGATTATAAATATATGGAAGAAATTTTGGGGAATAAGGAGGAAAACAAATGACTAATGAAGAAGCAGAAAAAGTATTAAAAGAACTTGAAGAAGTTCGACCAGAAGTATTAAATGATGAAGCTAAAAGATTATTTGAAGCGATAATGAAAATAGCAGACAGAAAGGACGAAGCAGAAGCAGATTTATATGAAGCTAATAATAGAATAAATGATTTATTAGATATAGTAAAACAGAAAGATGAAGCAATAAAAATCTTACTAACAGCTTTTGAAAAAGAAAAAGAGAAAAATAAAAAAATAGAAATTATAGTAAATAAACTTATGCCATTAGCTGAATGTTCATATTGGAATTATGAAAACCATACTTGCACTCATACTTGTAGAGGTTGTGATTATTTAAATGAAGATAATAAAAGAACTTCAAGCGGAATTTTGATTGATAAAGATAGATATTGTAGATTATATGAAGATGGAAATGCAGAGAAAGATACAAAATTTGTTAATGTCGAAGATTTAATCAACAGGCATTTAAAGGAGGAATAAAACAATGTTAAGTGATGAAGAAAAAGAAGCGATTGAAACAATAAAATTTTTTAAAGAAATGAAATGGTATTCACACGCACTTGATAATGGTACAGAAATATTAAGTGAAGATGAAAAACAAGATATTGATATAGTATTAAATCTAATCGAAAAACAATCTAAAATAATACAAGCTATGGCAGAATATATTGATAACACTCAAATGGAAGTTGGCATATATTTTAAAGATAAAAATGAAGTAATTAAATATTTTGAAAAGAAAGTAGGTGAGTAGAATGGAGCAAAAAGAAAAACATATAAAAGAATTTACAGTAATAGAACACTTTATAAATAAAGATTTTAATATAGAATGTGGACTTTATCATATAACAACAAACAATAATAAATTTTATATTACACAAACAAAAGATGATTTTAAAGCAATAGTACATTGTTCTGACAAAACTGAGTTAGCTCCAATAAGAGAAAATATAATACAAGAAATCAGAGAATTATTAAATAAAGGAGAATAAGTAATATGTATCAAGATTGGATGGAAAAAATTCCTGTATTAGATGATATTGAAACAAACAAATGTGAATATTGTCAAGAAAATTTTGATGGTTATTATAAACCATTAGATAAAAATGCTCATATATGCGTATTTGATACACCACATAAAAAATATTTAGATATAAATTGGTATGGACACAGAATGCAAATTGATATAAATTATTGCCCTATATGTGGAAGAAAGTTCGGGTAAGAAGTGGGAAAAAGTCATTGGAAAAATGTGCAAAAAGTGGCAGAAAATAATTAGAAAAATGTGAAAGGAGTTAATATGTTAGAATTTTTAATTATGTTATGGCTAATTATAGCCTTGATAATAGAAATACCAAAATTAATACAAGAAATTAAACGAATTATAAAAGGCGATATAAGACCAGAAGATATTGATAAGTTTATTTTGAGATAGGAGGAACTAATGAATATAATAAAACAATTAAATGTTAAAAGATTAGAAGAAATATGTGGTAAAAAATTAACTATATTTCAGAGGCAAGCAATAAATGAATTTGCCAAGGAATATGAAAAAACGGTCATTAGTGAATACAGAAGAGAATTTGAACAAAAATTCGAAGAAAATCTAGGTAAAGCAATAGATAGATATTTAATAGCAATAGCTTTTACATTACATTTTGGAGAATCTACAAAATTTGGTAGCAAAAGATTAGGTTCTGTTATGAAAGATTTACAAGAAACCGTTGAACTTTTTGCTAAAAAAGAATATTCTGCTGAGGAATATTTAAAAATGCTAAAAGATGACAAAATTGAAATGAAAGTTAAATATTAGGAGGTACAAATGAAGATACCAGAGAAGATTTTTAGAAATAATAGGACATACATATTAGTTAAGCGAGTGAACAAGAAGTTGTTTTTATATGAGCAGGAGAAAACAGGCTTCAAGGAATGTTTTAGTTTGTATGATTTAGGACTTATGCCTACAAGGAAAACAAAATACAAATTAAGACCAGAACTATTTAAGTTTTTATAGGAGGTACGAATGAACAGACAAGATTTAAAGGATTATAAGTTTTTAAAGGCAAGAATTGATGAAAAGATGCGTAGATATGAAGAGGAGTTTGCAAGAGCAACTAAAATGACACAAACGATAGATGGAATGCCAAAAGCTCAAAACAAACCTAATTATACGATTGAAGAATTTTTAGATGCTTCAAATGAATTAATAATGTTATTTAATGAGGACTTGAAAAAGCAAGCAGAAATAGAAAAACAATTAAGAGCAATGAACAATGAAAAATATTATACAATACTTTATTTCAGATACATAGAAAACAAACCATTAGAATATGTTGCATCTAAAATAGGATATTCATATAATGAAACATGCAAATTTAATGGAGAGGCTTTAAATGAATTTGATAAATTAGATGAACTGCATAAAAAATCATAAGACATCATAACTATTTTGTGATAAAATAAGTATAGTTGGAAAAGGTCATTTAGATACAAAATAAAATTAAGAAAGGAATTTCTTAGTCTTTTTACAACGATATAGACTTTTGCGGAGCTGTGTTGCAGGGCATGGCTCTATTTTTTCGCATATTAACTAATGCTAGATAAGTTAAGATAAATCCATATAATCGCTCCTTTCATATAGTTTGTTCAAAGCACAAGTTTTCTAGTGACTTGTGTACATAGTATGCAGAAGATTTATGAAGTCCTTTGCATAGTGTGTATAAAAAATAAAGAGGTGATGTAAATGAATGGTAGTAAACTTGCATCGCAAATAGATTCAGAATACAAAAGAAAAAAGTTTTACGAAGACAGGAAGAAAAAGAAAGATGACAAACGCTTAGATGAGATGGTTGATAAGTTTGTGGAGGAAATGAAGAATGGTTAATTTATTTTTAGTGCTGTTGTTAATCATAATTAGTCCATTGGTTATCTGTAGTGCAATAGCGAGCGTAGCAATTATATACAGTTTGATAGCAACGTTTGTTGATTATATAAAGACTGGGAGAGGATGATAGCAATGGAGTTTAAAAATATATTCTATTTCAAAAAAATATGTGCTATTGGTGGCACAGAACAATTCCTCTACGAAATAGCTAAAAAGTATTACATTTATGATATTACAGTTTTTTATGATGAAGCAGATTCGTTTCAACTTGAAAGATTAAGAAAATTAGTAAGATGTAAGAAGAGGAAAGAAGGCGAAGTTGTTAAATGCAAAAGAGCCTTTTTTAATTTTAATTTGGACATGATAAATGATGTAGAAGCAGACAAGTACTTCTTTGTCTCTCATGCAAACTATAAAGAATTAGGTTACAAACCTCCAATAGAAAATGACAAGCTTACACATTATATTGGTGTATCGCAATTTGCGACAGATAAATTAGATGAATACGGAAAAAAAATGGGAAAAGAAATTAAAACTCAAAGATGTTATAATCCATTAACTTTAGAGCCTAAAGAAAAGGTATTGCATTTAGTTAGTGCTGGAAGAATAGATGATAAAGTAAAAGGTGGAGCAAGGACTTTAAAACTTATAGAAGCACTTGATAGATATTGTGAGAAAACAGGAAGACATTATATTTGGACAATATTCACAAATCCTGTTTCAATTAAGATAGAATCGCCTAACGTAGTCTTGATGAAACCAAGAATAGATGTAAGACCATATATAGCAGATAGCGATTATGTATTGCAGTTGAGTAATGACATGGAAACATATTGCTATACAATCAATGAAGCTTTAGGATATGGAGTTCCAATTGTTACAACGCCACTTTCAATTTTAAAAGAATTGCCAATAACAGATAATGAACATATTGTATTGGATTGGAATTGTGAGAACGTTGATGAAGTGGCAAGACAGATATTTGAAAAAGAAGTGAAACCATTTAAGTATAATCCTCCAAAAGATAATTGGGAGGATTTTTTAATAAAAGAAGAATCTAATTATGAGGAGGAAAAGAAAATGAGATTTATTGTAGAAGCAACAGATAAGTATATAGAAAATAATAAATGGGATGGAGAATTAAGTGATATTAAAAGTAAAGAAGAAGGAAGAGAAGTCCATTATTATCCAAAAGCTGGAGAACGTTGGGAAGTTAGTTTTGAAAGAAAAGAGAAACTTGTTAATTTAGGTTTTGTTAAAGTTGTTGAAGAAGTTAAAGAAGAAAAAGAAATAGTTGTTGAAACAGCAAAGAAAGAAGTTAAAACAGAAAAAGCAATAAAGAAAACAACCAAAAAAGAAAAATAATTTAAATATAGTGGAGGAATAGGTAAACTCTAATAGCAGATAAGAATGTTCCAGTGGTTCAATTCCACCAGTTTACAATAACAGTGAAGTAGCTGACTAAACGAGGCTGTGAAGTAAGGCAATGCACGAGGCGACAAAGTGAATGTTTATGTTAGGTGCAAATCCTAACCTATATTTAATTATAAAGAGGAGACAATGACATATAGAGATAATCCTGAAATAGCAAAATTATATAAGAGTAAACGTTGGCAGAAGGTAAGAAAGCAAAAGATATTATTGAATCCGTTTTGCGAAAGATGTCAAGCTAAAGGTTTATATGTTCCTGTGTGGATAGTACATCATAAAGAGTATGTGACAGATAAGAACTATATGGATGACAATATATTTTTTAATTTATATAACTTAGAAAGTTTATGTCAAGACTGTCATAATAAAGAACATTTTGCTGAAGAACAAGAATATTATTTTGATGTTGAAGGAAATCTTGTGAAGAGGTAGCCCCCATATACCCCTAAAAACAATGCCATAGGGAGAACGGTGGGTGGGGCTTCAAAAAATACGTAAGGAAATTTCGAGAGGGGTGTAGTATGTTACAAATTATAAACAAAAACATAGATGAGATAAAACCTTATGAAAAAAATCCAAGGAAAAATGATGAAGCAGTAAAATATGTGGCTGAGTCAATAAAACAATTTGGATTTAAAGTACCAATAATAATAGATAAAGAAGGAATAATAGTAGCAGGACATACTAGGTACAAAGCTAGTAGAGAATTAGGGATTAAAGAAGTACCTTGCATAATTGCAGATGATTTAAGTAAGGAACAAATAAAAGCATTTAGAATAGCTGACAATAAAGTTGCTGAAAAAGCAGAATGGGATTTTGAACTGCTAGAAGATGAACTAGATGAAATACTTGATATAGATATGTCTGATTTTGGATTTGAAATGGAGTTTAAAGAAGAAAGAACAGAAGACATTGAAGAAGTAGAAGTTCCAGATATACCAGAAGAGCCAAAAGCAAAAATTGGAGATATATATCAGCTTGGAAACCACAGACTAATGTGTGGAGATAGCACAAAAAGTGAAGATATACAAAAATTAATGAATGGAGAAATAATAGATCTAATAGTTACAGATCCACCATACAATGTAAATTATGGCTCAATAAATGAATCTGGATATGGAAAAGAAAGAAGTAATCCTAGACCGATCGCAAATGATGATATGGATAGAAAAGAATTTTATGAGTTTTTATTAGCAGTATTCAATAATGCAATTTATAATGTGAAATCTGGTGGAGCATTTTATGTATGGTACGCAAGTAAAAGTGTAGTCGAATTTCAAACTGCGTTAGAAGATGCAGGTTTTTTAGTTAAACAAGAAATTATATGGAACAAAAATAGTTTTACATTAGGTAGACAGGACTATCAATGGAAACATGAGCCATGTTTATATGGATGGAAAGAAGGAGCAGGACATTACTTTGCAAATGATAGAACACAAACTACAGTAATGGAAGACAAAATTGATGTAAATGCAATGAAAAAAGAAGAATTAAAAAAACTGGTTGAAGAACTTTTGAGCCAAAAGGAAATGACCACAGTAATAGATGAAAATAAACCAACAATAAATGATTTGCATCCTACAATGAAACCGATTAAATTATTAGCAAGGTTAATAATAAATAGTTCAAGAAAACAAGAAAATGTACTTGATTTATTTGGAGGAAGCGGAAGCACATTAATGGCTTGTGAACAATTAGATAGAAAATGTTTTATGGTCGAGTACGATCCACATTATATAGATGTAATAATTAAAAGGTGGGAAGATTATACTGGAAAAAAAGCAGTAAAACTTAATTAAAGGAGGAAAAAAATGATAGAAAAAGTAAATCCAAAACATCCAGACAAAATAGCAGATAGAATTGCAGGAGCAATAGTAGATTTAGCATACAAGCTAGAAGAAAATCCCAAAATAGCAGTTGAAGTATTAATAGGACACAGACATTGTAAAATAATTATAGAAAGTTCTGTTAAGTTTAATGAAACAGATATATTTGATTTAGTATACAGAATAACAGAAACAAACAATATAAATATAGAAATAATATCAGTACCACAAGATAAAGAACTTGCTAAAAATCAAAAAGAAAAAATAAGATGTGGAGATAATGGAATATTTAAAGGAATGCTATTAACAGATGAACAAAAAAATATAAGTAAAATAGCAAGAGAAATATATAAAAAATATAATAGTGATGGAAAATATATATTAAATAATAATAAATTTATATGTTGTCAAAGCAATGCAAAAAATGAAGATTTAAAAACAATGTTAGATAATTGGCAAGTAGAAAGTATAATAAATCCATTAGGAGAATGGACTGGTGGAACAGATGTAGATACAGGAGCAACAAATAGAAAACTTGGAAGTGATATGGCAGACAGTGTAACAGGTGGAGGATTACACGGAAAAGATTTATCTAAAGCAGATGTTAGTGTAAATATTTATGCATTTTTAAAAGCACAGAAAACAGAGAAACCAGTTGAATTATGTTGTGCAATAGGAGATGAAGAAATAGACGGAAAACCTTATGAAGAAATAGTAGAAATTGCTAGAAATTATATTAAGGAAATTGGTGGATTTGAAAAATTTGCTGAATGGGGTTTATTTTAAAAGGAGAGGAATATAATGGCTGATATAGTAAATATACCAATTCCTGATCAAGTAAAAGATAAATTAAGAAGATTAGGAATAGAAGAAAAAGATGTCGATAATGAAACAGCTATATTGGTTTCATTATATCAACAGGCATTAAAAGGAAATGTAAGTGCAATAGATAAAATTCAGAAAATGTTCAATAACAATGAAGTAGAAGAAGAAAAAAACAAAGACATTACTGAAGATGTAAAAAAAGAAGAAAAAAGAATAATAAAAAACTTAAAAAGTCTATCACAAGAACAAATAAATGCAAATAGAGATTTTATACATCAATTGGCGTTTCAAACAGTTACTTTAAAAATGTTATCAGATGATATAGCAATAAACGGTGTTAAAGAAAAATATTGCAATGGAGCAAATCAATGGGGATATAAAGATAGAACAGAAGTAAAAACATACAATAACATGTTTAAAAATTATCAATCAGCAATGAAACAATTGAATGAATTGTTAATAAGTGCAGGTGGAAACTTTGATGATGGTTTTGAAAGTTTTGGTGGTGGCTAATGACTTATATTGAAAAATATTACAAGTTTTTACTTAAAAATCCTGAAAAAGCCAATCACAAAGTTTTGGTTACATATAAAAAATTAGTAGATGATTTAAAGAAGCCTCGAAAGGTTTCTTTTTTTAATGAAATAACAGAAGAAACTGAAACTCATACCTATATTTTTGATGAACGAAGGGGAAATTTGCCTATTGAGTTCATCGAAAAGTTTTGTAAACACTCGAAAGGCAAATGGGCTGGACAGCCTGTTATATTAGAGTTATTCCAAAAAGCTTTTATTCAAGCCTTATTTGGATTTGTTGACAAAGATACTGGTATTCGTAAGTATAAAAAAGGTGCTTTGTATATTGGAAGAAAAAATGGTAAATCAACAATGGATTCTGGGCTTGCTAATTATATGTTAACAAAAGATGGCGAAGGTGGTGCTGAAGTTTATTCTGTAGCTACAAAAAAAGACCAAGCAAAAGTTGTTTGGGACGAAGCCAAAAGAATGATAAAGAAATCTCCAGTATTAGCAAAAAGAATTAGATGTCTGGTTGGTGGACTTTTTTACGATGCAACAGAAAGTTATATGAAGGCTTTAGCAAGTGATTCTAATTCATTAGATGGTTTAAATGCTCATTTTGTTATTGCTGATGAAGTTCATGCTTGGAAAGACAAGAACTTATTAGATGTAATGTATGACTCAATGTCAGCTAGAGAACAACCATTGTTGTTAGAAACTTCAACAATGGGAACTGTTCGAGAAAGTGTTTTTGATAATGAGTATGAATATTTTTCAGATATAATTGCTGGCTATGAAGGATTAAGTCAGACCGTAGATGAAACTGTACTTCCGATTATATATGAATTAGATAGTCCTGATGAATGGCAAGACGAAAAAAAATGGTATAAAGCTAATCCTGGTCTAGGTACTATAAAAAATATTAAAGATTTGAGAGATAAGGTAAACAGGGCAAAAAACAATCCGACAGAACTAACCAATCTATTATGTAAGGACTTTAATATAAGACAAAATGACCAAGATAGATGGATTACTTTTGATATAGCGAATAATGAAGAAACATTTGAGTTAGACAGTTTATATGACAATTATGCTGTAGGTGGAGTTGATTTATCAAGTACGACAGATTTGACTTGTGCAACTTTATTAATATTGAAAAATCAAAAGAAATATGTGTTACAGCAATATTTTATTGCTTCAGATAGATTAGAATTTAAAATTAAAGATGACAAAATTCCTTATGATAAATGGGAAAAACGTGGGCTTGTGACTGTTTGTGAAGGTGCTAAAGTAGATTATTCTAAAGTTACAGAGTGGTTTTTGAACATGAAGAATGAATACGAGATAGCTCCATTATGGATCGGATATGATCCGTGGAACTCTAATTATTGGATTGATGAAATGAAGGAAAATGGTTTTGAGATGATGGAAATTAGGCAAGGTCCTAAAACAATGAGCAATCCGATGAAACAATTAGAAGCTGATTTAATAGAAAAGAAAGTTAATTATAACAATAATCCAGTTCTTAAGTGGTGTTTGTGTAATACCGCAGTTAAAAGAGATGATAATGATAATATAAGACCTGTTAAAGGACAAAAACAAAGAGCAAGGATAGATGGTGCAGTAAGTTTAATAATAGCTTATTGTGTATTATTTGATAAAATGAATGATTATTTAGCTTTACAGGAGGAGTGAAATGAGGGAAAAGAGAAGTTTGTTTGGAATGATTTTTGGTAATAAACAAACCAAAGTAAGTGAAACACAATTACAAATGCTTAATTCTTATAACGCAGTTTTTACAACGTTAAATGGCAATACTTATGACAGTAAGGTTGCTAGGCAATGTATTGATAGAATTGCTACACATTGTGCAAAATTAATTCCAAAACATATTAAGGAAAATATAAGCAATCCGATTATGGGAGACATTAATTTTTTATTACAAAATGAACCTAATCCAATAATGTCGAAATTTGATTTTATATACAAAACAATTTCTATGTTATATACAGACTCAAATGCTTTTGTATATATTGCTAAAGATTCTAAAGGAATGATTAAAGGTTTTTATCCAGTTTTGGCTTTAAATTATGAACTGTTACAAGATATGGGTAATAATATCTATTTGCAGTTTCAATTTATTAATGGAAAGACATATACACTTCCATATCTGGATTTAATTCATTTGAGGCTATTTTATAACAAACATGATATTTTTGGAACTTCAAATAAAGTTTTAAAAACAGACTTAGAAACAGCTCATACTGCTTCTGAAGGAATAAAGAACGCTATAAAAACTTCAAACAATTTGAAGGGAATATTGAAATTTACACAATCAATGTTGAAAGAAAAAGATATTAAAGCTAGTAAAGATGCATTTGTTAAAGATTTTCTAAATTTAGAAAATGAAAGTGGAATTGCTGCCGTTGATGGTAAGGCTGAATTTCAAGAGGTTAATTTAAAACCAATAACTTTAGATAAAGAACAACTTGAACAAGTTAATTATAATATTTTTGATTATTTTGGAATTTCTGAAAAAATTGTAAGAAATGATTTCAATTCTGTGCAATGGAATGCTTTTTTCGAGGGTGTAATTGAGCCGAGAGCAATTCAAATGAGTGATGCTTTTACTAACAAGATTTTCTCATACAAGGCTAGAAAAGATGGGCATAAAATTATTTTTACTACGAATAGATTACAGTATGCGAGTCTTGACCAAAAAATTAATTTAATTAAGGTTGCAGGTTCTTATGGATTATTAACTAAAGACGATGGAAGAGAAATCTTAGATATGACTCCATTAGGTGGAGAGGAAGGAAAGAAAATTATTCAAAGTTTAAATAATATAGATTCGACAATAGCAAATAAATATCAGGGAGGAGATGGAGAAAATGGAGAAAGCGATTAAAGAAAGAAGATTAACTGAGTTAAGAGCAATAGAAAATGAAGAAAAAATGATTGTTGAGGGATATGCAGTAGTCTTTGATAGTATTACAGATTTGGGATGGTCAAAAGAAGTAATAGATAGAAATGCCTTTAATGGTTGTGATATGTCTGATGTTTGTATGAAATACAACCATGAAGACAACGTTTTAATTATGGCAAGAACGAGAAATAATTCTTTACAACTAATTATAGATGATAGAGGTTTAAAAGTAAGAGCTGAATTGATAGATACTCAAAATAATAAAGATATATACAAAATGATAAGAGCAGGATTACTTGATAAAATGAGTTTTGCATTTACGGTTTCAAGTGAGGATGTGGATTATGAAACCAATACAAGAAGAATAACAGGAATTGACAAATTGTACGATGTTTCTGTTGTTGATGTTCCTGCTTATGATACAACTGAAATTTACGCAAGAAATAAAGAACAATTTGAAGAAGAAAAACAAAAATATGAAGTAAGAAAAAAATTAGAATTTGAAAAGAAAAAAGCATTAGCATTATTAAGTTTATAAAAGTCTTGAAAAAAGTATTAGAATATTATATAATAGAATCAATATTTGGTGGCGGAATAGGTAGACGCTAAGCTGACGAGTTAGGTCGGGCGCTGTTATCGACTCATATTAGGTGCAAATCCTAATCCAAATATTGAGCACTCTTTAGGAGTACTTTTTTTAGTTTATAATCTCGAACGAAGAGCGGTGGTAGAACTGCTCTTTTTTAGTGCGGTAGAGCCTAATAGAGTTTTTATAAAAGCGGTGGTAGAACTGCTAAAAATTTAAAGGAGGATTTTAAAGATGACTTTAGAGGAAAAACAAGAATTAATCAAATCTGCAACTACTGAAGAAGAACTTCAAGAAAGAATGAAACAGATTGAAGATGACAAAGAAGAAGTTAAAGATGAAGTTACAGAAGAGGTTAAAGAAGAAACTGGAGAAATAACTCCAGAAGAAGAGAGAAGCTTAATAGCTGATACTCAAGAATTAGAAAAAAGAAACAAGGATGTTTTAAATTTAAAAAAAATAGGAGGAAATGAAGAAATGGAAGAAAGAAAATTTACAATAGAAAGCCCAGAATATAGAAGTGCTTGGGCAAAAAAAATGATGGGAGTTAAACTTGATGAAGTTGAAGAAAGAGCATTAGGAGATGCTATAGGAACAACAGCAACAACTTTTGTTGAAGCTGATGCAGACCATAATGGAGTAAACAATTTAGGGCTTTTAATACCTGAGTCTTTAAGATTAGATTTCTTAAAAATCGCAGAAAAAGTTTCTCCAATTTATAGAGATATTAGAAAATTAAACATTAATGGAAATGTTGATTTCCCTTATTTATTCGGAGCAGATGATGCTGAATGGTATGCAGAAACATCAACAACTAAAAATGAAGGTCAAGAATATAAAAACATAAAATTAACTGGACATGAATTAGCAAAAGCTATAGAAATTACATGGAAAGCTGAAGCTATGACAATTGAAGGATTTATTTCATTTTTATTAGATGAATTAAACGAGAAAATGAATAAAGCTTTAATTAATGCTGTAATTTATGGAAATGGTTCAGGAAAACCTACAGGAATTACAAATGGATTAGTAGCTAAAACAAATACAAACGCTATTGATTTGATTAAAGAATGTTTAGGAAGCTTAAGCACAGAAAACAGAGTAGGAGCAAAAGTATATGTTGCTTCCGATGTTGCTGATGAAATTGCTTTCTACAAAGATGAAAATGGTAACTATCCTTACTTAGTAGCTGGTCTAGGAAGAGCTGGAGGAGCTACAATTGAAGCAGACCCATTCTTATCAGCAGGAGATATAGTTGTTGGTAACGCACAAAACTACATCTTAAACTTCAACGAAGGCTTAAGAGTAGACAAAGAAGTTAAAGTACAACCTAGAAGAGTTGTTTATGGTGGATATTTAATTGCTGATGGTAACAAAAAACCTAATGCGTTTGTTTACGGTCAAGTAACAAGTTCAGCTAGTGTTTAAAAAAGGAGGATAAAGGCAAATGACATATAATGAATTAAAGAATTTGCAAATAACTAATATTATTTCTAATACGCACGAAATGAAGGGGCTTGTTAAACAATGTTTATCAATTGTTGGTACTTCAACTGTCAAAGACAATGAGATTGTTATGTGGATTAGTTCTGCTGTTTCGGATATGATTCGACTTGGAATTGATGTTGCAGGCAATTTAACTGATGGACTTGTTCAAGGTGCTATTGTTTTGTTTGTTAAAGGCACGTTTGGAAATGTTGATATTAAGGAAAAAGAACTTGCATTAAGAACTTATAATCAAATTGTTGGCAATTTGTCTTTATCTGAAAAATACAAATTGGAGGTAGATAGTGATGCGTGATGTAAGTTGTAAATTATTATCTACTCAAATTGAATCTGACAGTATTGGTGTTGAAAAAGAAACTACAACAGAGATTGAAATACCTGTTAAAGTCGAAGACATATATTCAAAGGAATTTTATGAAGCAAGAGAGCAAGGTTTTAAACCTGAATTAAGGTTGAGAACTAGCTCTCTTAATTATTCAGGTGAAAAAGAGCTTGTGTATATGGGAACTACCTATACTGTAATTCGTACACAAGAACCGTTTGCCGATGAAGTTGTTTTAATTTGTGAAAGGAAAGTAAAAAATGTCTAAATATATTAAACCAGAAGAACTGGCTGGATTTATTAAAGAATATTTAGAAGAGTACAGAGAAGATATTCAAGAAGATGTTGAAGAGGTTACTGATAAAGTAACTAAAGAAGCAAGAGATGAATTGAAACAGACTAGCCCAAAAGGAAAAATTGCAAGAAATCCAAAATACTACAAAGGTTGGTCAGTTAAAATCTCAAAAAAAGGAGCTACTAAATATCATAAAGTTATTTGGAACAAAACAAACTACCAATTAACTCATTTATTAGAATTTGGGCATAAAACAAGAGCAAAAAGTCGTGTTAGTCGAGATGGTACAAAAAGAATTAAAACAGAAACTGATGCTATTCCACACATAAGACCAGTTGAGGAAAAATACAAAGTAGAATTTGTGGATTTGGTTGAAGAAAGAATTAGAAGGAGGTCGAAAAAATGACATTAGAAGAATTAAAAACGAGATGTGAAGCTCAAGGCTTCCAATATGCTTATGGAGTTTTTAAGCATCCAGTTGAACCTCCACATTTAGTTGCTATCACACAAGCTTCGAACAATTTCAAAGCAGATGATAAAGTGTATTTGAAGAAAGTACAGATGCAATTAGATTATACTTACATTGATAAAAATGTAGAGGAACAAAATAAAATAGAAGATATTATTCTAGGAGATATTCCTTGGGATAAGACTGAAGAAACTTATTTGTCAGATGAACACATTTGGCAAGTGAGTTATTTTTTTGAAATTTATTAAGGAGGAAATTTAAATGAGTAAATCAGTAAAATTTGGTTTTAAAAATGTTCATGTAGCAAAATTAACTGAAAGCAATGGTACTATAACATATGGTACACCATTCGAAATATTGGGAGGAGTTAACTTTTCAGCAGATCCAGAAGGAAACACAAATCCATTTTATGCAGATGATACAAAATACTATATATCAACAGCTAAAAACGGATATACAGGAAGTTTAGAAATTGCAGATGTTCCAGCTGAGTTCTTAACAAACATAATGGGAATGACACAAGATTCAAATGGAGCAATTGTTGAAAACACTGGAGATAAAGAGTCAAGATTTGCTCTTATGTGTGAAGTTGATGGAGACCCAACAAAAAGCAGAGTTGTATTCTATGATTGTTTAGCTACTAGACCAAAAATAGAATATTCAACTAAAGAAGATAATGTAGAAGTTAAAACTGCTACTATGGATATAACAATGAGTCCACGTTCTAAAGATGGAAAAGTTAAAGCAGTATTACCAAAAACAGATAGCAATACAACAGTTTATAACAACTTTTTCTCTGCAGTATATGAAAGTTCTGCTAGTGTGTAGGAGGTAATTTATGAAAACAATAACTATTTGCGGGAAAGAATATGAAATTGCGTGTAATGCATACACTCGTTTTGAATATAAAAGAATTTTCAAAAAAGGTATTTTTGAAGATTTAGGAACGTTACAAGAATTTAGTGCTGAACAAGAAAAGATAAAAAAAGAAATGTCAGATAAAACTGAAGAAGAGGTAACAGAAGCAGTAAATATGGCTATTTTAAACAAGCTTGATGATTTTATTGATGTGGTTGAAAAAATAGCATATATCTTGATTTATACGGCTAATAAGAAATGTGGAAGCTTTGAAGAATTTTTAACTGGAATTGAAAAAATCAATTTAGCAGACAGTTGGATTGCTGAGGTAACTGAATTTGCAGTAAATTCCTTTTGTGGATAATGAACTAATTGAAGCAATTTCCAAAGTGAAAAAGAACAATAAAGAGAGTAATTTTTTAGAAGAACACAAATTTATTGCCAATTGTTTACAAGTTGGCTTGAGAATAGAGGATTTAAAACAGATGGAATATAAAGATGTTGCTAAAATTTTACTTTCTTTTATGTTAGAAGAAAAAAATCAAGAAATAGCTTCACAAAGTGATATAGACAATTTTTTGAGATAGGAGGACAAAATGGCAGGTTCAATAAAAGGAATAATTGTTGAAATTGGTGGAGATACTTCGGGCTTACAAAAAGCTCTAAGTAAAGTTAATTCTGTAACAGCTAGTTTGAGCAAAGAATTAAAACGGAATTAACTCTTTGCTGAAAATAGATCCAAAGAATACTGAACTTTTAAATCAAAAACAAACAGTTTTAAAAAACACAATAGTAGAAACTTCGGAAAAATTAAAACAATTAAAAGAGGTCCAAAAGCAATACATAGAAACTGGAAAAGATTTAAATACTTCTGAATATAGAAATTTACAACGAGAAATAATTAATACAGAAAATAAGTTAAAAGATGCAAAAACAGAAATGTTTAATTTTGGTTCTGTTGCAGCTCAAGTTATTGCAGTTGCTGGTGCAAAAATACAAGATTTTGGAAAGAAAATCGAAAATGTTGGTCAAAAAATTTCTGCAATAAGTGCTGTTGCTACAGGATTAATAGTTGCAGGCACGAAATATAATGCAGATATTGAAAAGTATCAAACAGCGTTTAAGACATTTTTAGGAAGTGCTGAAGATGCAGAAAAAGTCATAGAAAGAATAAGAAAAGAATCTGAAACTTCACCATTTAAAACAGATGATTTGATTCAAGCAAATCAAATGTTAATTACAACGGGTGAAAATGCAGAGGATTCTATTAAGACTATTTCTGCTTTAGCAGATGCAATTGCATTGACAGGTGGAAGTAACGATGCTTTAACTCGTATGGCTTCGAATTTACAACAAATTAAAAATGCAGGAAAAGCAACTGCAATGGATATTCGACAATTTGCATATGCAGGAATAGATGTTTATGGTATTTTAGCAGACTATACTGGAAAAACAACTGAAGAAATAAAGAATATGGAAATAACTTATGAAGATTTATCAAAAGCTCTTCAAATGTCTGCTAGTGAAGGTGGTAAATACTTTGGTGGACAAGCTGAAATGGCTGATACGTTAAGTGGTCAGATTGGAAAACTTAAAAAGAGTTTTCAAGATTTACTTGGAGAACTTACAAAAAGTTTATATCCATTAATTCAAAAAATAACAGAAAAAGTTCAAGGCTTAGTGGACTGGTTTAAAAATTTAGACGATAAACAAAAAGAATTAATTGCTCAGATTTTGTTAATAGTGGCAGTTTTAGGACCAGCATTAATAATTATAGGAAAAATTACATCTGCAATTGGAACAGTATTAATGTTTGCACCTCAAATTGTCTCTGCAATAGGAATAATAAAAACAGGATTAACAGGATTATTTTCATTGATTATGGCACATCCTGTAGTTTTAGTGATAACAGCAATAATAGCAATATTAGTTGTTTTATGGAATAAATGTGACTGGTTCCGAGAGGGAGTCATTACAATTGTTACAACTATTAGAGATTTTATTTTTCAAGTGGCGGAAAAAATAGGTGAATTTTTTACTGTAACAATACCTGGTTGGATTGATTTATTAGTAAATACAATACTTCCTAATTTGCCCTATTACATAGGTTATGCGATAGGTTGGATTCTTGGAAAAATAGTTGAATTTCATATGAATGTATGGAATTTTATAACGACCAAAGTGCCTCAAATTATTGCAAAAGTAATAGAATTTGTGGCTCAATTGCCAGGAAAACTATGGACATGGTTTTTATCTACTTTGGATAGAGTAAAAGAATGGTTATCTAATTGGTTACAGCAAGTTCAAGAAAAAATTCCTCAAATAATAAATGAAATAAAATCAAAATTTGAAGAATTGCCAAGTAAAGTGAGTGAAATTGGGCATAATATAGTTGAAGGTTTGTGGAATGGTATTTCGAGTGCAGGAGGATGGATTAAAGAAAAAGTAGGAAGTTTTGCAAAAGGGATACTTGATGGAATGAAAGAATCTCTTGGCATTCACTCTCCTTCAACTTTATTTAGAGATGAAGTTGGAAAATATATTGCTTTAGGTGTTGGAAAGGGCTTTTTGAATAATATCGGAGCTGTAACAAAAGCAATGCAAAGTAGATTAAATTTAGAAACAGGAAAAATATCAAGTAATTTAAATGTTGAAAGTCAAATTGGATTAGGCAATATGGGAAGTAATAAAAATGTTAACATAGCAGTAAACTTTTATTCTCAAAAAATAACAGACGCAGAAATGGACAATGCTATTAGATATATCAACAGAAAATTGGGATTAGTTTATTAGTTTGTCGAACTTTGTCGAAAAATACCTCTTGCAATATTTTATAGTTTTTTATAAAATATTTGCAAGGAGGGATTTATATGAAAAAGAAAATATTTATTTGTGGCATAATAATTATGTTGTTTTGTTTAACAGGTTGTAGCGAAAATAATTTAACATCTAATAACGAAACAAGTAAATTAAAAGAAACAAAAATTGAAGAGGTTGTTTTTAAAAAGGAAAATTCTGAAAAACTTGTTCAGGAGCTAAAGAATAAAGGTTTGAATATTGGTAAAGTTGTGACATATAATGAAGAAAATGATCCAAATAAAATTTTAGGTAGACCACATCAATACATTTCAAAATCAAAATTTGAAATTGTTGGCATAGAACAGTTTGATGAGGAAGAACCTACAGGTGGAACAATTGAAGTTTTTGAAAATGAAGAGGATATGAAAAATAGGAAAGAATATGTTGATGCAATTAGTGCAAGTGCTTCTATTTTTGCTGAGTATTCTTACGGTAAGGGATACGCATTACTAAGAATAAGTAATGAGGTAACACCAACAGAAGCAAAAAAATTTGAAGAAGCCTTTTTGGAAATAATGAAATAATCATGAAAAAACACTTACTTAGGTAGGTGTTTTTATTTTTAAAATACAAAAAACATCAGATTAATATCTGGTGTTTTTTTGTGCTCAAAAATTGGAGGGGAGAAATGGTTAGAGAATTTGTTTTATTGAATGAAAAAAATCAAGTGTTCTCATTGATGGATATAGAGAACTACTGCCTATTAACCGAGCCGACTGGACTCGGCATGAGTTACGACACAGAATATGAACAATTACAGAATATTTTTATTACAAATTTAAGAAAATTAAGTCAAGGCTCTATATCAGGAACCCTTAATTTTAAGGGCTATGATAATTATAGGAGTTTTGTTGATTTTGCAGAAGGAGCAGAGACACTTAAAATTTTATATAAAATTCCGTATCAGAATGGAACAAAAGAATTTTACAGGGATATTCAAGTTGATTTCATTTCAAAATCCGAAATATCTCACGAAACAGGTTTTATTAGCGAAAGTGTGACTTTGAATTGTTTAAGTCTATGGTACGAAGAAAAAAACACAGTTTATACTATAGAGCCTCGGAACGGATGAAATACGTTGGGATTTCAAATGGGACAGTAAATTTGTTGGTTATGACACAAGAAACCTTGACTTTATAAATAACGGTCATGTTGATGCTTCAATTGAGCTTGAAATTGATGGAGATGTTGAAAATCCAGTTTTGAAATTATATGTAGAAAATGAGTTGTATCAAACTGTTACGATAACAAATCATATTACAGAACATCAAATTCTAAAATACGGAACTCGAGAAAACAATTTCTACATTAAGAAGCAGTTGGCAAATGGAACTGAACAAAATTTAAAAAAATTGGATTATATTGATTTTGATGAAGATTTAGTTATTAGATTTCCAAAAAGAAAAAGTTGTACTTTCAAAATGGAAGCAGATAATGACATAACATCTGCTAGACTTACAATCTACGTTTACTACAAGGCTGTTTAGGAGGTGGTGCTATGCAAGAACTTTTTATAACGATAAATGGCACAGAATACCAAGCAACTTACAATCCTCAGAGTGGATTTTATGAATTAGAGCTCACAGCACCCTCAACAGGAGGCATATATAACGCAGACATCTCTTATACCGATTTTTGGGGCGATGAATACACAGATGATATAGATGTCCAAGTATTCGAAAAAAAGCCTTTAAAACTCAATATGAAAAAGGACTTTTTGTGGATTTTTGACTACAAGAGTAATAATAGCTTAATTATTAAAGATATTGTCGAAATTGCTGATTATGAATTAAATATTGATGAGGAAACAAATGCAAAATCAGTTATTACTATTCTGAAAAAGACAAATGCTAAAGCTCGAGACATTGTGTGTATGAAAAAAAATAACGAGGTTGTTTTTTGGGGCATGATTGAAGAGGTTCAAAATGAAAATGGAAGCAATTCATATCAATTTGTTGTTAAGTATATTACAAATTTGTTCGACAGAGAAATTCAATTAACTAATGAGAGTGTTATAAGGTCAACAGGTATAGAAGATTTCTTGAAAAGTACAATTGAGTTATATTTCACGCAGAACACGGATACAATGGCAAATATAAAATGGCTTGATGTTGTTGCACAATCACATAATACCAAAGAAACAAGTGTAACGAATGTCGAGAATGGAATATACAATTTCCATACATGGCTTACAAATTGCTCACAGAACTATGACTTAACTTATTCGTTTAATATTGTTAACAACAGATTGCAGATGAAAATCAAATGCGAATCAGCAGATAAGCAGTTGATTGATACAAAAGCTCAATCAATTTCAAATTATCAAGAAGTTTTTGAAACTGATGTGACATCAAAAGTTATAGTTTTGTATAACAAGAAAAATGAAGTTGAAAATCCAGGGCAATTTGTACTATACCTTAAAACTGACAGAACTACAACAACGAACATGAATGATGAAAATAGAGCTGATGGAAAAATAACAACAGTTTATACAGAAAATTATGAAGATGCTCAGCAAACAGCTCTCGATGAAATGAAATCAAATGAATATAATCACAATATCACTTTTTGCTTCAATGAATATATCAAAATCGGAACACCGATTGCTATTAAAACTAAAGAATCGTTAATTTTTAATTCTTATATATCTGCTGTTAAGATAACTCAAAGCAACTTTTTTGAGTATCAATGCGGAAATATAAGAATTAATTTTTTAGAAAAATTAAGGAAAGAGAGGAAAAAGTAAATGTTAAAAGGACACGTTTTTATAAATCAAAATTTTGGTAATCAAATTTTTGCTTTATTTATCAATACTTTTTTGGCTGGGAATAACGGAGTAATTAATGGTTACAAAAATTCAATGGGTTTAACAACTTCTGGAAGTCAAGTGACTGTTGCTTCTGGTGCGTTATGCATACAAGGTAGATTTTTAGAAGAAGACTCATCTACTACAATAGATGCTGGAACCAATGACGCATATTGTAAACTGGTTTTGACAATTAATCTTGATAGAGATAATACTTCAAGTTTTACACAAGGCTATTATGAGATTTTAACAGGAGTAAGCGATTATCCTGCTTTGACACAAAATAATATTGTTGGAACAAACGAAGGAAAATATCAATATGAACTTGCTAGATTTAAGACTGGTCTATCAGGAATTACGAACTTTGTCGACAAGAGAACCTTTTTGGATTTCGACTCTATTTATCAAGAAGTTCGTGAAACGATTCAATCAATTGAAGATGAAGGAATATTCTTGCTTAAAGCTGGTGGCACAATGACAGGACAACTTGTTTTACAAGCTCTAGGTAAGTTTATGTATGGATTAGACGTATGGGCAAGAAATGATGGAGTTCATGTTATAGGAATTGGAGGTTCAAAGCCTAAGTTTACTACAAGTTTTACTTCAGCCAATATGACACCAACTACCTCTGTTGAAGAGGACTATATGAACCACTTGGAAGTTACAGCAAATGAGGGAATGAATTTGAAATTTGCTAAAGATAAGTTAAAAATAAATGGAACCAGTATTCAATATTCGTTAGTTCACAATGCATCTGAGACTGGAAACTATATTTTATTAACGTGGCTTCAAAACAAGCTTGCCTTAAGTGTTGACAATCAACTTCAAGGATATTTTACATTATCAAACACATCTGATGAGCGACTAAAAAAAGACATCAAAGAAATTGATGAAAATGTTATAAAAGCTATTGGAGAAGTTAAGTTGAAACAATTCCGTGTAACGAGAAACAATCCTCAAAACAAGATTTCTTTTGGTGTGATTGCTCAAGAGCTTATATCAGCTTTCGAAAAATATGGATTAAATTACGAAGATTATGATTTAATAGACACTATTGAATATGAAGAAGAAACTAAATACTTTATTGTTAATTACGAACAATTCAATATCTTAAGACTAGCTTATTTGGAAAGCAAGGTGGTTTAGATGCCTTCTAAAATTAAAGAAAAAATAATAGAGCCAGCTCGAATTGAAGTTGGTTCTTTTTTTAAAATAAAAATAAAGGCTGTACGTGGAGCAACCTATAACGAGCTTAAGGCTTTGACTTATGAAGAAGTTACAGATTACACGTATGGTCAATTGAAAGGAGATTAATTATGGCAATTAGAAGACCAACTAATTATGATGCTACGGCTGATATTATCGCTGATTTAGATGATATGGCAGACTCAATTCAAGATGAGTTAGATTTAAAAGTTGATAAAGTTCAAGGCAAAGGTTTATCTACTAACGACTATACAACAGAAGAAAAAAATAAATTGGCAGGAGTTGAAGCCCAAGCAAACAAAACAGTAGTAGATGTTTCTCTAAACGAAACTTCTACAAATCCTGTACAAAACAAAGCAATCTATGCAGAATTAGCAGAAAAACAAGCTGAAATAGATGGACTTGTCACAGAAAACACAGCATTTAAGAAACAAATTTCAACAGAACATATCAGCACAAGCTCAACACAATTAACAGACAGTGCAGAAGGCTTGCAAATAGAGAATGTGAAAATTAAGGGACAAACTAGTCAAGAACAGTATGAAGGATATAATTTATTAGATTTAAGTAATTTAGATGTTTATATTAATAATGGCGCTACTGGACAAGTTATAGATGCTGGAATAAAAGTTACTACTGCAATAACTGCTGATAATCCATATGTTAAATATAAAGTATTAGATTTAACCAATTATGCGGGACAACAAATATCTGTAAGTGCAACGATAAAATCTAGTGCAAATAACAAGGGAATGCTCTTGTTAACTCAAAATAATTCTAATGCTTCTGTATCTAGTAGTAATACTACTTATGACGAAAGTCAGGCAACAACAAACGGAAATTATAAAGTTACAATGACTGTGGCTAATGAGATAACAGATAATAATAGATATTTATGGATGACTGCATATGGACGTAGAGGTTCTACTGGAGCAAGTGCAAATGAATCGGTAGAATATACTAATTTAATGATATATATAGGAAATGAGACAAAATTATATGAAAAATATGTAGGAGGACAACCAGCCCCTAACCCAGCATATCCACAGTTAATTCATAGAGTGACAGGGGATTGTGGAAGTAAGTTTCAGAATAAGAATTATATCAAAGCTAATTTATCAACTTGTAGCTATAATGGAATTGAGTGTAAAAATAACAATGATGGTTCTTTTACCTTTAATGGAACAGCAACTGGTAATGCTTCTTTTCGTATTGACCAACAAACAAGGACAGGAACCGAATTATTACAAAAATATGAGGCTGGAACGTACACGTTGAAATTAAACGGTGGCATTGAGGGAATGTCTTGCAGTGTAACAAATGGTACTGACTCAATTAATTCAACTGCAAGCACCGCAAAGACAAAAACAGTAGAAGAAATTAGCAATTGTTATACATATATCGCAATTGTTTCAGGAACAGTTATTAATAATATAACTGTGTATCCAATGCTTGAAAAATCTTCCACAGCAACTGACTACATCCCACACGCAGAACAAAACGCACCATTAAGCCTAGACAATATAGAGCTATATGACGGCGATAAGATACAAATAAGCTACATTAACAAAGCAGGATATAAAAAAATAACTGGAGCTAATACAGTGAAAAGTTGGAAAAAGAAAGTTTTTAATGGAACTCAAAATAAGATTGATTCAAGGCATGAGATGTCAACCAGTGAAAAATCATTTTTCAAAATTACATTAGAAGGGAAAAGTCAAATTTATTCTGATGGTTATACTGGAGCTTCTAAATGTAATTATCTTAAAAATGTAAGTGGTACTGCAAATACAGCTTTTTCTAATAATAATGATGGATTGTGGTGGGAAGGTTCTTCAACATATAGTTATGTAATACTTCCATTCGCAACAATAGCTGATGCGAACAATTGGTTACAATCAAAAAACACTGCTGGAAAACCTCTTGAAATTGTATATAAATTGAATGAATTAGTAACAACCCCAATCACAGACCAAACATTACTAGCACAACTAGAAACACTTATTAACATGAAGACATACAAAGAAGTAACAAACATAGACTTAACAGGCGAAGATTTAGCACCAGTTTTGGATTGTGATTATTATCAAGATATGAGTACGATTAAATCAAGGATATTTTCGTATGATAGTGCAACACAAACTTTAACAATAACAATATAGGAGGTAACTTATGGCTTTAAATTTTAATGGAAACACACCTAAAAAGATATTGTATAACGGATTAAATGTTGTGAAGCTAGCATATAACGGAGTTGTAGTATGGATGTCGAAATTACCAATTGGTTATACAGAGGTAGAATATCTTGAAAGTACAGGAACACAATATATAGACACAGGAATTAATGTTAATACAACCACTTCGAGATATGAAACAAAAATAAACCCGAGCTCAATATCTGGTACAATGGGTATTTTTGGTACAAGAAACTATTCTAGTGCAAATCAGAGTTCTATGAATGTGTTTATAATAAGCGGAACCTTTCGTTTAGATTGGGTAAGTGGTAATGGTAACTATAATGTAAGAAATATTTCTTCCAATACAGATTATACAATAAGTATTACTAGAGGATTGGCAACTATTAACAATGTTAATTATACATCTGGAGAAACCACCAGTATAGATAGTCCATATACGTTCTATGTAGGAAGCTTTAATAATGCAGGTTCGGTTTTCTCAACGGGATTTTCAGGAAAAATATATTATTCAAAACTTTATAATAATAATATTCTTGTTTTTGATGGTGTTCCATGTTATAGAAATTCAGATAATGAAATAGGAATGTATGACCTTGTTTCAAATACATTTTTTACAAATGCAGGTTCAGGTTCATTTATTGCAGGAGCAGAAGTAGAAACAGTATATTACACTGATTACTTAGAATATGAAAATCAAAAAGTAGTAAGAAATGTTGATGATAACGATGAAAGATTGGATACACCAGTAGAAGAAAGCGTTGTACTTCCAGCAGTTCCAACAGATGAGGGAACTGTAACAGTTGATGTAGATACAGAAATAGCTCCAAGTTGTGCAGAAATCAAATATTATAAAAATGGTTCATAGAAAGTGAGGAAATGTAAATTGGAAAAAACTTTTGAAACAGAAGTATTGACAAGGCTTGCCGTAATAGAAAGTAAACTAGACGGCTATCAAAGTATAAAAGAAAAGGCAGAGGTAGCTTATAATACCTCTGTACAAAATAAAGAAGATATTAAAGAAATTCAAGACAATAACAAATGGCTATTTAGAACAGCAGTAGGAGCTTGTATAACAAGTGTTATATCAATAATAGTAATGTTAGCCAAAAGTGGAATTGGAGGTGCTTAATATGAAAAAAGCGTGGGAAGATGTAAAGTCTTTTGTAACAGTAGTTATGACAATTTTATTTTTTATACTTTCAATAATGAAAATAATAGACGCAAACGCAGTTCTAACAATTTATACAACAGTAATAGCATTTTATTTTGGCACACAATATCAAAAAAATCAAAATAAGAATGATGAGGAGGGGAAATAAATGGAAGAAGATATTAACATTGATGAGTTAACTTTTGAAACAGAAGTGGAAGGAGTTGAAGAATAATGAATATTATAAAAGATATTACAAATAGGAATAGAACTGTTTATAACAGTAGAAATATTAAATATATAGTAATTCATTACGTTGGAGCAGTAAGCTCAGCAAAAGCCAACGCAAATTATTTTAAAAATACATACAGAGGAGCTTCAGCACATTATTTCGTAGATGAAAAAGACATTTATCAAGTAGTAGAAGATAAAGACGTTGCTTGGCACGTTGGAGCTAAATATTATAAACACTTAAATTGCAGAAATTCAAACTCTATTGGAATTGAAATGTGTTGCTTTAACAATAACGGCAAACTTGATATATCAGAAAATGTTGTAAACAGAACAGCTGAATTGACAAAAGAATTAATGAAGAAATACAACATACCAGTTCAAAATGTATTAAGACACTACGATGTAACAGGTAAGAATTGCCCAGCACCTTTTGTAGCAAATTCTACAAGATGGACAAACTTTTTAAATAAGCTAGTTAAATCTACAGGAACATATGAACAAGGGCAAGCCGTTGAAATAAATGTTCCATTTTACTTTACTGGAGCTGTAGAAGGGGATAGATATTTGTATGATAACAAAACAGAACTCTGCTGGATACATAACGATACTAGAACTTTGATTAAGAATGATAATTTGACAGCAAGGGCAATTGTTGCGTTTAGACAGAATGATAAGTATATTGTACAAGTGTTTAACGACCAGTTTTGGATTGATGAGGGGAATATTGTGAAGAAGTTGTAAATTTACAGTTGACAATTAAAATATTATATGTTATAAAAAGAAAAGGAAGATGTGTATTAAATCATTGTTTTTTTAGATAGTAAAATAATTTAATAGCACGCATCTTCCTTTTTTTAATTTAAATAACCACATTTAAAATTACTTAATAAACTTTTTGAAAATTCATCTAAAGCTTTTTGCATTTCTTCTTCAATTTCTTTTTGAATTTCAACAAAATCTCTTGATTTAATTTCGACAAAACAATTGTGTTTACTCACAAATTTGCTCTCAAGTCTTAAGCCATCATAATTATTGCCTAAAGCATCTTTAGTCCATCTTTTTAAATAAAAATATTCATTTAATTTTAAAACCCCATTTTCTTTTTCTAATAATTCCATAATTTCTTTTTTCATAATAATTTCCTCCTTAATTTTTTTCTAAATATTTTTTTGCATTCTCTGTAATCCAGCTAGCAATAGACTTGCCTTCATTTTTTAATTTTGTTCTCAATTCTGTTCCTAATTGTTTATCAATATTTGCACGAATTTGGTCATATTTTTGTAATTGCCACTCACGTTCTTTTTTATAATTTCTTGTCATAATAAACCTCCCCTTGACAAAATATTTAAATTATTTTATAATTTTGTGAGGAGGAGGGGTTTAATACCCTCTCTCATCTAAACCTTCGTAGATTAGCTTATGCTGTTCGGCATTGTGCTATTTTCTACGGTTTAGCACTTGTTTTCGTTGGTAGCGGGCAAGTGCTTTTATTATTAGTCTAAACATGTCTATCACCTCCTTACAATTATATTATACCATACTATGCATAGTATGTCAATACTTTTTAATAAATTTTTAAAAAATTTTTAATTACATAATGGGGTGGATTTTAAAACCTTTTATGTCTTGACAAACGTAAATAAAAGTGCTATAATAAATATACTGAAACTTCATAGTTTCAAAAAATTGATTTTGCGGACTCACTCTTTAAGGGTGGGTTTCTTTTTTGTAAAAAAAGAAGGATGTTAAATCCTTCTTTTACATACAATAAAATCTTCAATTTTTACAAATATTGAAAAATCGCATATATGTCTGGTCGAGGTGACACTCGACCATTCAAAAGTGCGAATACTTATATTATTTGAGAACGTATAATCTATCTGTAATTTGTCACTTAATATTGTTATTCGACTTATATATTTTTTTATTATATTTTTCATTTCTTCTTTACTAGCATTTTTTAGTAAATTAATATCTTGTTTTAAAATATTTGTAACATCTTTGGCAGTAATAGAAGAGGTATAAGTTGTTTCATAAAATGCAATATCTTTTTCAAGTGATTCTTGTTCTTCTTCATATTCTTCTAATTTTTTTATTAAAGTTTTGTTTCCAGTTTCTATCAATAATTCTGCTGTTTTGTCTAACTTGTCTTTGACTTCTGCTAATTTCTTTTTACTAATTTTTAATAATTCACTATTATCTGATTTTAAATTGTTGTATTGGATTTCAATATTTTGTGCTAATTCGTTGATATTTTTTCCATTTAAAATCGTTTCAATTAAAGAATTAATGATAAAGTTTTCAATTTCATCTTTTTTTATCCTGTGATTGCTACATTTTCCAACTTTATTTCTATTTCCACATACATAAAAACTACTTTCATAAGTTTTTCCGTTTTTGGTTTTGTGGGTTGTTTGACCACAATAACGAGAACCACATTTTCCACAAAATATTAGACCACTTAATAGATAAACGTTTTTTGCTTTGTATTGACCAGTATTTTTTTGATTTGATTTAGTTTGTTCTTGCACTTTATAAAACATCTCCTTACTTATAATAGGTTCGAAAGCATTTTCAACTTTTATTATGTCATCTCTAACGATATGTCTTTTATTTCCAGTTCCTTTATTATAAATATAAGTACCGATGTATTTTTCGTTATGCAATATTTCATATAAGGAATTTTTCTTAAAAGGCAAGTTCTTTTTTGTTTTGTAGCCTCGTTTGTTTAGCATGTTGATAATATCATAATAACTTTTTCCATTCAAATATTCTGCATATATAAGTTTAACAACAGGAGCTTCTTCTTGATTTATGACATATTTTCTATCAACAATGTCATAGCCTAAAGGAGCAGTACCACCATTAGTTAAGCATTGATTTGCATTGAATTTCAAGGCTCGTCTTACATTACTTGCTAAATTCTGAGAATAGTATTCATCCATTCCAGCAAGTATAGTATACATTAGATTTCCTTCAGGTGTAGAGTTATCAATTGGTTGAGTAATTGAAATCAATTTAATATGTGCTTTATCCAATTTATATTTATAGAATAAAGAATCTTGAGTGTTTCGTGCGAATCTGTCTGTTTTCCAAACAAGAACCGCATCAACTTCTTTTTTCTTTTTAGTACAATCACTAATCATATGTTGAAACTCTTCACGATTATCTTTAGTCCCACTTTTTGCCTCATCACAATAAAAATGTAGAATCTTTATATTGTGGTCGTTAGCATATTTTTTCAATTCTTCTTTTTGTTGCTCTATAGAAGCTTCGTTTTGATTGTCACTACTATATCTACAATATCCATAAGCTAACTGCATAGATACCTCCTCAAAAATTTGTTTGTTTAATAATTTAAAATATAAAGTAGCATATTTTGCTACTTATCTTTAGTTTAAAATTTTCCAAAATGACCAATGGCTTTTCCTATTATATGGAAATCTGTTGTTTTCAAATCAACTGTTATTGCTTCAATAGATGTGTCTGAACTCATTGGTTCTAATAGAACGAATTGTTCATTTAACTTTTTATATCTTTTTAAAGTTGCTTCGCTATCTCCATTAACAATTGCAACAACAATATCTCCGTTTTCAGCATAATCTTGTTTTTTAATTAAAGCATAATCACCATTTTTTACTTTTAAATTCATTGATTGTCCTGAAACACGTAGAAAAAACAAATCTTCCGCAGTTGATACACCATATATTGAAGGATTTATAGGTAGATAACCTTCTATAGTTTCTTGTGTGAGTATAGGCTGACCTGCTGATATTTTTCCAACAATAGGAATATCAACAACTGTAGTAGGAATAGAAAAAATATTACGTATTTTATTGCTTTCTGAATTAAGATTTTCTAGAAAGTGTTGTTGAACATTATCAATTATTAAAGGAGATGGTTTTATTTCCCAATCTGATTTTACAGCATCTTTTAAACCTTTTAATATTTTTTCTCTATCATACTGCAAAATATTTTCAGGATTACGTACATTTGACTTACCGAAGAAGATAGTCGATGCTACAGTCAAATATTTTTGACAGTTTTATCAATACGTCCATACTGGGTTTTCTATCACCCTTTTCATACATTGCAATGGTACTTTTAGCACCACTTATTTTATCAGCCAATTCTTGTTGTGTCATTTTCTTTTCTTCTCTTAATATTTTTATTCTATTCATTTTTCCCTCCTATGAATATAACTTTATTATAGCACACTCAAAGCGTACTATGCAAGTTTTTTTGAAAAAAAGTTTACTTAGAGTGGTAAGGGTTTTATAGATTTTAAAAATTTTTTTGAAAAAAACACTTGACAGTTCACTAAAAGTATAATATACTTAGAGTGAACTTGAAGAAAGGAGGCAAATATATGACAAGAGAAAAGTTAAAGGATTATAGGCTTTCAGTAAAAAAAACACAAAGCGAGATGGCTGAAAAATGGGGGGTTACATTGTCATTCTATAAGCAGATAGAATGTGGAGCTAAAAATCCAAGTCTTCAAAATTTAAAGGAATTTAAGAAAAATTTCCCGACAGCAAACACTGATGAAATTTTTTTGACATAAAAGTTCACAAACAGTGAACAAACTAAGTTAAAGGAGGAACAAATGAAAGGTATTGAGACTTTACAAAGATTTGATATAGGACTTATTACAATGGAATCTGATTATCAAAAAAGAAAGGAAATATTAAAAAATTACTATATGAAGTTAAATCAAAGAAAATTAATTGTATAGGAGGTGATTATTATCGAACTAGACCAAAAAACATTAGATGAATTAACACATGACTTTTGCGTAATGATAGCAAAAATATTAATTATTGAAGAAGAAGGAGGTGATTTAAATGAAAAAGAAATTAAGACAAGCATACATAAGAGGAATGATTGATTTAAGTGTATTTGTAGCAACATTTGGATTTTATGTATGGATAGGAATGTATACGATTGAAAAATTTTTTATGTAGGAGGGTAGAAAATGAACATGACTAAGAGTAGAGTTATCCAACTGTGGAAGAAAGGCTGTACAGTTAAGCATATTGCAAAATGGGGCGAAAATGCTGACAATCCAAATGCACTTAGACCACTTGGAAACTTTAAGCAAGATTTGCCAATAGTCGAAAAGATAATTTGGGACTATCAAAAAGAAGAAAAAATGATTTAGGAGGGTACAAATGAAAGAGTTTATTAAAACAATCAAATACCGTTTAAGGTTATTAAAGATGAAAAGAACACTTAAGAAAATGAGAGGAGGGCTATTAAGATGTGGGAAGATGTAAAAGATTTGATTTTATATATACCTCGAAGAGTCAAAGAATTTTTTACAGTTCATTATGAACTATTAGATACTACTTCAAAACAAGCTGGAACTATTCGAGCATATAAAGCTAGAATGAAAAAGATACAGTTTTATGCAGAAATAAAGATGTGTGACAAAGTAAAAGAACTTGCTACAACGCCAATTGAGAACAAGTTCTAATAGATTACTTATATTATGAATCTATTTTTATATTAACATAATTTTTACGGAAAGTCAAGAGATTTAATTTATTTTAGGAGGATTTTAGTATGGAAGAGAAAGTTGAAATGAGTTTAGATAGATTTTTGGAGATTTTGGAGTTTAAAGCGAATTATGAAAAAATATATGATGATTATTTAGAATTATTAGATGTGATATTTGATAATACTGAATTAGGATATGATAATGAACTAAGAATTGATAAAGGATATAAAATAATGGATTATTTAAAAATCAAAGAAAACTATAAATATGAGCAAAAATTAGAGGAATTTATTAACAAAAAAGAGGAGAAAAAATAAATGGATGATGATGAAAAATTTTGGGAGGAAGTTGATTTAGCTTGGGAAGAATATGAAACCTATAAATTATTAGGCGAAAAACCAAGAAATTGTGGACATTTAGGAGGTTAGTATGGAAGAAAATAAATATGAAGAAATTATAGCACGTTACAGCTTCGAGCAATTGGTTTATGAACAAGCTATTTTAGATAAGGAAGATACAATATTATACAACAAGAAAAAAGCTCTTAAAAACGAATTTAAAAAGAGGTTGGAGGAGAAGTGAATGGATTATTTAGATTTAATGGATGAAAAATTAACAGGAGATTATTTTGAAAATTATTTTATAGAAAGTAAAAAAAGGGAGGAAATGTAATATGAGTATGATAGCAAGAAATTCAGGAGGAGTAGAAATACCAAAATTAGAAGGAGGAGTTTATACAGCAGTATCAAGTGCAATGATAGACATAGGGTTACAAACTAACGAGAAATTTGATAAAACTCAAAGAAAATTCATGATGGTTTGGACAATTTTAAATGAACAAATAGAAATAAATGGAGAAATGCAAGATAGAGTTATTTCAAAAGAATATACGTTTAGCTTACATGAAAAAAGCACATTAAGAAAAGATTTACAAGCTTGGAGAGGAAAAGCATTTACAGACGAGGAACTAAACGGGTTTGATTTGTTGAATGTATTAAATAAGGCTTGTCAGTTGCAGATAATTCAAGAAGAAAGAAATGGTAAAAGTTACAACAATATAGCAGGAATAATGTCGTTACCAAAAGGAACAGAGATTAAAGGAGTTGAGAATGCATATTATTTTGACATCGAAACAGAAAGTACATGGATCCATTACAAAAATATTCCAAATTGGATTAGAGAAAAAATCAAGAAAGCTAACAACTACGAAAGTTCAGGACTAAAAGATTATGTAGAAATGGTTGAAGATATGGAAAAAAATGGAAATAGTGATGTTACAGTAAATCCTGTAGCAGTTAATTCAAGTGTTCCAAATGATGATTTGCCATTTTAAGAGGTGAGTCTGATGTGGAATGATATAGAGAAAACAATGGAAAATGCCTTAAAGTCTTTATCTGAATATAAGAATTATGCCAAAGATTATGCATTGAAAGAACAGACTTATAGAATTGCTTTAAGTAAAAGATTAATGCAAAGAAAATCAGAGGGATATTCAGTTACAAACCTTTCAGATATTGTAAGAGGAGAAGAAGATATTGCAAAACTAAAATTTGAAAGAGATATTGCGGAAGGCTTAATGAAAAGTGCCGAGAAGGGAACAGATTTTTACAAGTTATACGCAAAATTAATGGAATCACAAACAGCAAGAGAATGGGGACAGGCTAAATTTCAGTAAAAGGAGTTTGGTATGAAACATAAAAGAACAAAGGCAACTGATATAACAAAAGAAGTAAGACAAACAGTTGCCTTGAGAGATAATGGAAAATGTATATATTGTGGCAAGTATGTTCCAGTAGCTTGTAGTAATGCTCATTTTATTAAGAGAAGTCAAGGAGGTTTGGGCATACCTGAGAACGTGGTCACATTGTGCCCTAAATGCCATTTTGAAGAAGATTTTGGACAGAACACCAAATTATACGAGGACTACATAGAAAACTACTTAAAAGGCATTTATGGAGAAGATTGGAGTAAGGATAAATTAGTTTATAAGAAATACTAGAGAAAGGAGAAAAGATGGGAGAGAACAAAGAAAGCTTCGTGTTTTATAAGAGCTTCTACGAAGCATTACAAGATTTGAAGGATAAAGATAGATTAAAAGTATATGATGCAATTTGTGAAATGGCTTTAAATGGCAATGAAAATAAGCTTACAGGAATTGCAAAAACAATTTTCACATTAATTAAACCACAGGTTTTGGCAAACAGTCGAAGATATGAAAATGGAAAAAAAGGTGGAAGACCAAAAAAAGAAACCATAGGTTATGAAAAAGAAAAAACCATAGGTTATGAAAAAGAAAAAACCATAGGTTATGAAAATATAGAAACCAAAACAAAACCTAATGAAAATGTAAATGTTAATGTAAATGAAAATGTAAATGCTAATGCTAATGTAAATGTTGA